TAGGTACTGATCCTCGGCCAACTGCGCCTTTGCTGCGGCTAGCTCTGTCGCAGGGAGAAGCCCGCTGGTTGAGGCGGGAAGGCGCAACAGGAACCACTCGCTAGGGAGACGAGTGGCGGTTTCATATATTTCCCAAAACTGGTTCTTTCCCTTTGGTGTACCGGCAAACACGCCCCATGCCTGCTTGTCGCTCATGGCCGGTCTCACCACGTTCCCAAATACGGACGGCTTAAAGTCGCCGTATTCGTCCATGTAGACGCCATCAAAGCCCAAACCACGCATAGCATCGGCGTTGTCGCCGCCGAACAGCCGCACCTTCGCACCGTTCACCAATTCAATCGTTAGCTCCGACTCGTTGACGTCTTTCGTAATGGGTTGGGCGTAATACTTGAAATAATCCCACGCCACCGCCTTTGCCTGTGATCGGTACGGGGCTATGTAGGCGTATAGCGGATTGGGCGACTTGGCGAACATCGCCGCTCGGATGATGTCGTTGACCGCGGCGACTGTCTTGCCTGCCCGCCGGTGCGCTACCAAACACGCCCAGCGTTTATTGCGCTCATGGAAAGGCATAAAGACCTTTCGCGGCGCGTAAGGAATAATTACTGGGGCGGCAGCCATGTGATTACCAAGTCTTTACCGTCTGCCCCGGTTAGCTCGTTCTTTTCTCGTTGGCCGAGGTATTGCTTCCCGAGCCACACCAGCATTGTGGTGTTGCCGTCCTCCAGCGCCCGCCATTGGTGTCGGCGCAATGACATTCTGCCGTTCTCAATACCGCTTTTATAAATCTCTAAAAACTTCTCATCGTTGAGCAGAGTATTAACGTGACACCCTAACCACGCAGCGATTTCGGCCTGCGTACATTGGATGCCCGCCAGCTTTTTGACCGCCTCATAGTCAATCTCAAAGCGGGGGCGACCACCGCCTTCCCCCTGATTGCCCTGTTTGGGTTGGCCGGTGCGCTGGCTAATGGTTTGCTCCTTGCGGCGGTTTCTCATGCCGCGGCCTTAAACGGTTCGCCGGTAGCCTCTAGCACGGCTTTCTGGCCGGTGAAGTCCTCCCAACGTTTGACGATGACGTCAACGTACTTAGGGTCTAACTCCATGATGCGGGCTATGCGGCCATTCTTTTCAGCGGCGATCAACGTCGTACCGCTGCCTCCGAACGAGTCCAGCACAATATCGCCGCCCTTTGTGTTGTTGAGCATTTGGTACTCAAACAACGCGACCGGCTTCATAGTGGGGTGTTCCGCATTCCGAGACGGGCGTTCAAAGCTCAAAATGGTGGTTTGCTTTCGGTCGGATGCCCACAGGTGACCCGCGCCCTCTTTCCACCCGTAAAGACACGGTTCATGCTGCCAATGGTAATCCTGCCGTCCCATAACCATATGACTTTTTTTCCAAATCAGGCATTGGCGCACTTTCCAGCCCGCGTCCTGACAAGCCCCCCGGAAGTTGTAGCCTTCCGAGTCTGCATGCCAAATGTAAAAAACCGCACCCGGTTTCATTACCGTATCGGCTGAAACAAAAGCATCTCGCAAAAAAGTCTTAAAGTCCGAGTCGCCCATGCTATCGTTTTGAATCGTCAATGCGTCTTTGGTTTTGCCTTCATAGGCCACGTTATAGGGCGGGTCGGTTAGCAACATATCTACGCGCTGGCCCGCGCAAAGAAGTTCTATTTGCGCTTGGTCAAGGCTGCTGCCGCACATAACCCGGTGCTGCCCACATACCCACACGTCGCCTAGCCGCGTGACAGGCTCCACGGGCGGCTCTGGGGTGGCATCGGGGTCAGTTAAACCCTCCGTACCCTTTTCGGCCAATAGGGCGTTTATTTCGTCCGTGTCAAAGCCCGTTAGGTCAAGGTCAAAGTCCAGCGCCTTTAGGTCGGCCAACTCCAGTTTGAGCATGGCCTCATCCCAGCCGGCATTAAGGGCAAGTTTGTTGTCGGCGATGATGTAGGCCCGCTTTTGGGCGTCCGACAGGTGGGATAGCCGTATGCAAGGCACCTCGGCCATCTTCAACTTACGGGCGGCCATAACGCGCCCGTGACCGGCAATAATGCCGTTGGCTTCGTCTACCAATACGGGGTTCGTAAACCCAAACTCGCGGATACTGGCCGCGATCTGGGCTACTTGTGCGTCGCTATGTGTGCGGCTGTTTTTAGCAAACGGGATCAGGGTGGCAATCCCGATTTGTTCTATTTGCACGTTATTTTATCCGTCGCAAATCACCAGCATCGTCGTACGCAATATCGCCCCGCAAAATTCCCGATAGCACTTTGCGCTGCGTTGACGACATCGGCGCATCCGGTTTCGTCATCCCGCCGATGCTATTGCTATATTGATAAGCGGCCCTCAAACGCTCTTGCATCGGGTTATTTATTTGTGAGCGGCTCTGTAACAAACCACGCATCCGCTCAATCGCGGCGCGAGCATCGTCGTGACGAAAATCTGGGTTGTCGCTTTCAATGCTTTTTAATAACATCCTGTTCGCGCCCTCGGCTTTTTGAGCGTTTAGCCCGGTTTGCTTTGCAATTGCCCCGGCATCGGCAAGCCGCTCTGCCTCGGCCAATTCGCTTGCGGTTTGCGGACTCATACGACCCGCCTGCATTGCTCCTTCCGCGACGTCTTGCAAAGTTCCGGCCTTCCTCGCCACGTTCGCTGCTTTTGCGACGCCACCAATAACCGGGACGCCCGCCAGCGTAGAAAGCCCCATTCCTACTGTATCGCCCTCGCGCCGCGCCCGCTCAAAGTCACGAACGGCCTGTGCTTGGGCAATCCCCGGCACAAACCCCGCGCCAACGTCCGCGACTACGTCAACCGCATCTGCGTTTTGCGGTTGGGTCAAACTTGTCATTTGCTCTAACCGCCGGCGTAACTCGGCTTTTTCTTCAAAATGCCGTAGTGCCGCCGCCATTTTTTCTCGGTTTGAAGGCATTATTTAAACCTCTCCAGTTTGTACGAAAGTGAGGCAATCTCGCCCACGATCTCGTCAATGATGTTCTGTAGGTCGGTGTCTTTCGGCAGGTCGCCTCGGATGCCCTTCACGAACGTCAGCAGGCTATTGGCGTACTCGGCTGCGTCCTTCTGCACCTTGAAGCCATCGGGGTAGTCGGTCAGCGGGATGATGCTGTAGTGGCCCTGATACGCCTCGGCGTATTTATCGGCCAAGTCCACGATGTTCTCGTAGTAATGACCAAGTGCCTTGTGGGCGGCATAACTTGCCGTCTGCAAATGCAGAAAATGCGTTGCTGTTGCCGAGTGCAACAACACGCCAACAAATTCTGCCGCGTCTTTGTGGGACATAGAGCCTCCCGTGGTGAGGGTATTTTAACGCTATTGGTTCGTCAACTGCACTAATCCGTGCGGTACGATCAGCGCCAGCGTGCTGTCGTCGGGGATGCCGTGCCGCTCCAACACCTCACGCTCAGGCGGGTAAACGAGCATGGCACCCTGATAGGTAAACCGCATCGCATTGGCGACCCCTTTCTCAATACCCTCAAAGTCATCCAGCGCCACGATGCTCTGCGAGTGCAGCAGGCGGCCAATATGCCCAAGGTCATCAGGTTCTAACCGACCGTCAAGGAACAGCAGGTCAATGGCGGGTTGGAGCTTGGCGAACATATCGGTGCTGCTCGTCATCGGGTACTGGTTCACCTTGAACGGCAGTTTCACATCGTTGCTGTAATCGCAGGTGTGTACTTCCGCACCGCCTGACACCAAGGCGAGTGTGGATTTCCCGATGTAGGTGCCGACCTCGGCAACACGCTTGGGCTTATATGCCTGCACCACGGCATACAAACACCAGAACGTCGCAAAACTGACGCTACCTGTGGGTTTAGCGGTGGCACGCAGCGCATCCAGCATATTCAGTTGCTCCACCCACGGTGCTTTCGGGTGGCTCACCACGTTTTCTAGCAGCGTTTCCCAAATAATTCGGCTAGTGCGTTTTCTGTTCAAATTAACCATGTTAGATTTCTCCTATGTCAACCTTTGTGTTTTTCCATGTCGGCGCAGACATCTCCCAGCCGACTGCAATGGTGGCGTCCCTTCGTAAGCACAATCCGGGCGCTGAAATCATCCAAGTGACCGACAAGGACACCCCGACCATACCGGGTGTGACTTGGGCGCATCCTACCGAGGGCAATCCCGAGTACCTGATGCTGTGGCGCACCCGAGCGTTTGCCGCGCTGCAACTCGCCCAGCCAGCCCTGTACATGGACACCGATATGCTGGTGCGCCGTCCCCTGCATCCCGAATTGTTGTTGGGCGATGCGGTCATTGCCGTAACGCGCCGATCTTTTCAGCGTGAAGCGATCTTTAACGCCAAGCAACGTGGTCAGGATTACTCGGAACACGCCAATAAAACGCTGGATGCCGTGTATCCCTATATCGGCTGCTTTACCATCACCCCTGACGGGTTTGCGTGGGAGCAGTTGGCCGAGATGTACGACCGGCTGGAACCCAAATACAAAACTTGGTACGGCGACCAAGAAGTGCTGCGGGAATACGTCAACCGCCTGCCGCCGTTTGTCGTCGCGCATCTGCCCGAACATCAATACGCCTGCCTTCCCGAACATTTTGGCGAGCATCCGAACCCAGTCATCGCGCATTACAAGGGCAACCGTAAGGCACAGATGTTCACCGACGCTGCTCGG